AATCTTGGGATCTTGGCCCAACGCCACGTGTGCAGCGATGTGAGCCTCGTGATCTTGGTAGATAAACGCTTTGACAGGCTTGCCCGTCATTACGTCCATGTTCTCGGTGATGGGGTCGCGTGGCTTAGCATCCTGCGGCAACGGCACGATGCGATCCGCATTTCTCACGCCCAGCGTCTCGATCATCTGCCTGTGTAGATATGGCAGGTCATAAAGCTGCGGGGCTGTTTGAGATAGCTGAAGTACTGCTTGGTACTGCACCACCTTCTGCGACATCGTTGACGCATTCGGGTCAGATACCGGGATGACATCTACATCATCGTAGTCAGCCTTCTTGGCCTTGCGATCACCAACTTCTGGCTCGTAGGTGTATTCATCTGGCGTGTTGTCTCGGATGATGCCTGCGAGGAGCTTGAACTCCTGTTTCATCGCGTAGTACACGCGAGCCTGCACGGCGGTCATGACCTTGAGAACACGCTCCAGCACTGCCAGAGTAGTGCCGACCGGAGCTTGCGACGACATGTCCGAGATCTTCAGATCCGACACCGCAGCGAAACGGCGTCCTTCCTCGACCACTCGGTCCATCAACGAAGCAAGAGTCTGGCTCGGCTCCTTGTACGGCAGTGGCAGGATGTTGTCGCGGATCGCGCCTGACGGAATATCTACGTCTCGGAACTCGCCCGGAGCGATTGGAGTATCGTCTCCTTTAATTCGTAGTCCTCTAGACTTAAGTCCTCCGGGGAGATTACTGAGGGTTCCTGCGTCGATAAGTTGGCGAAGCAGTGACGTTGCAGCCTTACTGTGTCCCCCGATAAGGTGAATAAGGCCGAAGTAGTAAAATCCAAATCCGGGGATATATCCGTAATGGACAAAGTGCTGTCGTCGCGCTTTGAGCTTGTCATCTTCTCTCCAGTTCCTGCGGATAGCCAGAACGGTGCCGGTGCCTTTCTCGATGGTTACTACGTATGGAAGTGCTATCCCAGTCTCGTTGTTATCTTTGTCAACATCCGGGTACCCCGGTAGATCAATGTTCACGTGCATCTCAAGCAACTGGAACCGGTCGTCCATGCTTGCGCTGAAGCCTTGATCCTCAGCCTTCTGCTTCTCAACCTCGTCCATGACGCGCATCGGTTCGCCAAGATCAATATCCCGATAGAACCCGGCGTACTGAAGCTTCTTCAACTCATTCTTAGTCTTACGCATCCGGTGCGTAACGCGGTCAGCCGTCTCCAAGTTAGCAGCGCCGTACGGCACCACCATGTCTTCGGCTGGGATATAAATGGCAGTCTGACGGTCGAGGGAAGGATCAAAGTACACCTTCTTGAAGGCATTACCCGCGAGGGCCAGCGAGAGCAGAAGTCGCTCATGCTCAGGCCGATACTCCTTCATCACTTCCGTGAGTTGGTAATTCATGTCATCAGCGACACGAACAGCAGCGTCACGCTTCTCTGGTGTCTCTTTACCCACGATCTTCGTCTTCACCGGACCCATCGCCGGGAACACTTCCATAATCGTCTCGGACTGAAACTTGACCGCGCTCTCCATGAGGAGCGGGTGGAACACACCGCACGCACCCGGCCACGGCTCCGTCCTTTCCTCGTATCGGATACCAAGGATCTTTAGTCCTTTTACATATGTATCGAGCCAATCCTTTCTTGAACTTAAATCCTGCTCGTAGTTACCGATCAGTTCTGAAGCGAGGAGTTGAAGCTCATTCTCGTTCATAAACTCTGCAAGGTTGGCGTCAAAGTCCTCTGCACGAGGCTCGGCTTTTGCCATCTCGACGATCATTCCATCCATGCCGATAGCAACGCTCTCCGGATCTTCAATCATGATCTCAATCGCCGGTTCCTCACCTGCGAGAGCTTCAAGACCCAACGGAGCCTGCATTAAACTTTTATCGACGGCCATTTAGAATCTCCTAGTAATAGCCCGCACCACGATGGCTCTTAAACCACTTCGTCGGCTCTGGCTCATCAGAAGGTAGGCGTATAAACCCGCCTTGCCTAAAGCGAAGAAGAGCAAGGGTAGTAGAGTCAACCAAATCGTCGTGTGTGCCACTTGGGAAATCATTGCATTCCTCCACGACCTCCCATGCCCACCGACGGTCTGGCACCCAGACTATACCAGCGGCAAAGAGATCGGATACTGCATTTACACGGGATATCTTGTCCTGCCCCTTACCCGGCGTGAACTCAGATAGCGGAACGCCCATACGCCGCATCTCCTGATACAGCGCCGCACCGTTGGATTTCTTTTCCACGATGAAGCTGTCTGGCTCCCACTCTTTGTACTCCTCCAGCACCATCGCTTTCAGGTCTGGAAACTCAAGCCGCTGCTTGATCGAGTTCAACAGGATAATGTTGTAGTTTTTAGTCTCCTCATTAAAGAAGACTCCCCACGTGGTCAGGGCGTTGTAGTCCGACCGGTTAGTCTTCTCCTGAGCGGCGTCGAGCGACATGATGATGTGCTCGCACTGAGGCGGGGACTCCTGCTCCCACACCTGCCACCACTCCCGTTTGATCAGCGCACCCTCTTCCGAGGTCGGCTGCTGCATGTACTGGGCTTGCCAATACCGCACATCCATACTGGCCTTCTTTGCCAGCAACTCATCTAGCTGCCAGAACTCAGGCCAAAGCGGTTTCTCGTTGAGAATCGCGGGAAACTCAACCACTTCCCACTGATCTGCTCCGTCTTCACGGGTCATGTGGTCCACGATCTTGCCGGTCAGATCCTGCTTACTCCAACGCGTCATCACCACGATGATCGCACCACCCGGCATTAGTCGTTGGACCGGTCCCGACTGGAACCACTCCCAAGCAGGCTCAAATACATCAACTCTTCCTTGCTTGGCTTCCTGTTCAGAGTGAGGATCGTCAATAATAAAAAGATCAGCACCGCGTCCAGCCAGAGCGCCCCCCACACCAATGGCGAAATACTCTCCATTAAAGTTGGTTCCCCAACGGGAGGCTGATTTACTGTCGGCTTGTAGCTCAACGGTTGGAAAGATGTCTCGGTAAAGGTCAGATCCGACAAGGTTGCGAACCCTCCGACCAAAATTCACCGCCAAGTCTGCGGTGTGGGACGCCATGATCACCTTTTTGTGCGGAAATTTGCCTAGAAACCACGCAGGAGCGAGATAACTGATCATCTCCGACTTGCCGTGACGCGGGGCGATGTTCACGATCACGCGTTTCTTCTTGCCTGCGGCAATATCTTCAAAGATTCGCGCTAATTTCTGGTGATGTGGGCCTACTTTGTAGCCCGGATACACGTGGCCGATGAAATCTAGGAACGAATCTTTACCTTTGGCCTGCGTAAGCTGCTGCTGATACTGTTTTAGTAGGTCAGCGACACGCCGTTTCTCCTTGTCCGGCATCGTAGGCAGGGCAAGTTTAAGTTTTTGCAGGTTTTGCTGGGTTAATTGCACGATTTTTCGTCAATAACCGTGTATTCGATGCCTTCTAGCACCGAAAGAAGCTCTTTTTCGACTTCTTCGATAGGCTTAATGATGTGCGTGACCTCGCTACGCCTCTTAAATGCGTCAACGCCGTCTACTTCGCCCAATTTAGTGAGAGCTTGGATACGTTCTTTGGGTGTTGTGGCGTGTTCTACTTCGTAGACCAACTTATTAACCACGTATTGTTTAAATTCTGATAGGTCATCTACCAAAGCGCAGTTGCTTTGCTGGATCAAACCCGCCAGATACGCCATTGTTTCGTTCGGGTACTTGCTGAATTCGATCCGTTTCTTCGGGTCGTCCATCATTTGACGAGCAAGTTCCTTAGCTTCGTCAATATTTTCTTCTGATGGAGTTATAGCTGTGCTGGTGAGGTCCGAGATTAGCTTGATTGTCCTCGCTCGCATTTCAATTTCCTGCTCACGAGATAACTCAGGCAGGGCTTCGGCTGCATTAGCAGGAAGCGGTATCGCTTCATCAATGTCTGGCACAAGTATGGGCACGCTGTCCATATTACAGAATATATATGAAAAAGCGGTATGGAACCAAATTTGATGACGGGGTGGGTTTCTATATGAGGGGGGTGGGGGTCAAGTTGGACAAATTTGGAAAATGTAACGGTGATTTGTGCGAGTTCAAATGTATTACTGCGCTACGCAGGAGGTAACTGATACAGCGGGGGTGGCACCCCAGTAGGGTCTTGAGTACGCCAAATTCGGGATTTGGTATGGGCTTGAGTCAGATTTTGTATGAACGAGATGAGGCTATGTACTTGAGTTCGCCGCCCAAAAATCCTGCTCGGCTGCCTGCCGTCGCCTGTACATTGTACTCGTGTTGTGGTATAATAGAGTCGTCGGCGAAGTGCTGACAACGCGCCGCGCGTATCGCGGTTCCTGACAATGTCAGGATTGTATGGAGTATCTGTCATGGCTAATTTTGTTATCTCTGCTTCTGTTCAGGCTCAATTGGACAAGGTCGCTACCGCTGCTGCGGATGCGTTCGTTGCGGATCGTCGCGGTTGGGAGCCGGTTTCGGTGGCGTTCTCGTCTGCGGTTCAGGCGGCTGATCTGCCGGTCACGGCTGACGGCTCTGTGGATTGGGAGTCGGAAGGCGGCAAGGCGGTGATCGCGTACATCTCGCCCAAGATTCTCTCGGCTCTCGCGGCTGACATGTTTTACGACGTGCCGGTGCATCGGGTCGGCTCGGGCGATGAGTACCTGCCAGTCGATGCGACTCATGATGCCAACTACCTGATTACGGGGTCGTTTGCGGTGTCGGCGAATCTGAATGATCTGCCGTCGGTCAAGGATCGGCCGCTCGGCATGAAAGCGTGGTTGCGTGGTGGCGCGAATGGGATGCGGCCTGACGGGGAGCCGATTGGTCTCCGTGATCTGATCAACAACAACAAGGATCAGGTTGTGCGTCGTCTCAAGAAGAAGGAAAACGAGAAGCGTCAAGCCGCCTCGAAGAAGGATTTCGTCGACAAACTGCTTGATGTGTACAAGTCTCTGGCGAAGTCTCGAGATAAGTACGAGAAGGAAGGCGGCGTTTGCGTGACCGATGCCGAGTTCAAGACACTCTGCTTGGAGTTGGCAGACAAGGCGCTGAAGCGCAAGTCGAAGAAATCCTGACATTGTCAGGAATCACGGGGGCGGCTCGCGCCGCCCCCATCTTTAACATCATGGGAGAAAGTTATGCGTGACGATCCGCAGCAACTAGAATTTCCGTTCTAACCACAGCCCCATCAGGCTCACGCTTGGTGGGGCTTTTTTGCGTCTACGCT